ATCTCTTGGCGCCCCAGCTTGGTTCCTTCATACTGCAGGATTTGAGCTCTAAAGGTCGGGGCGAGGTTCTGGATGTTGTCGTACGTACTGGCCGTGGTGTACACCACATCATTACCATCTCGATCCACCAGATCCACTATCAGGGGCTTAGGCTTAGGTGTTGTGGTGCATAGCATTAGGGGTTTGCTGCCCAGCCGCATGCCGAACTGGATCATGTCCCATGACTCATCCAGGTAATCCCAGGCAGCCAGCTCATCGCACCAACCGCCGTGAAACTGTGGACCGCGAAAGCGTGACGGTTCGGATGCCGGGATACCCTTAATCAGACTCCCGTTGGTCAGGTAAATCTCATGCAAGGATCGAGTGTAGTGGTCAACCAGTGAAGGTGGTATTACACTAAGCAGCCCCGAATCACCCTCAAAGCACACGTCACGTACATCAGAGCTTGTTGGCGCCGATACTAGCCACCGCGTCTTAGGCTTAGTCCAAGCTTCCCACCAAGTCCACTCAGCAGCAGCACGAGTCTTACCTGCCCCTCGCCCAGCCAACAAAAGCCAGATGGCCCACCAATCCCCCGTAGGCGTAATCTGATGCTTATTGGCTGCGGCAAGCCACTTGATGCGAGCCCGTATGGCAGCCTTCTGCTCGGCAGGAAGCTTGTTTAGATCGGGTCCCGTCTTAATGCGTTGAGCAAATTGCTCTTGCAACTCAGGACTTAGCATCCTTCTGCCTTAACGACAGCAAGTCGTCAATGAGATTTTGTGAGAAGTCGTGAGTGTGATCAACTTCAACCGCTCCGCCACCTTTACCAGTAACCTCAACCTTGGACCTATCACTGTACTCATTGGGAAACCTTGCGGACATGGACCGGGACCAAAGACCCGTGTTCACCTTAGGCCCACCCGGCACTTCAACCATGTGATTGTGCGCCAATCTCTCCATGTGCGCCATTGAATGTATCTTAGCTTCTTCTAATGCACAACGAAAATCTTCGTGAGCATCCTCCCAAACAAGCATGTTGTAGTACCCAATGCCAAGCTCAACGCAGATCATAGCACGTGTGTAGCCCAGCATTCCGAACTCAACGACCTTTTCGCAGTACGCGGGATCGTACTTAGAAGGCCTGCCCAGAAACTTCCCGTACTTAGAAGGTGTTTTTGTAGTCATGGCTCGATTTTACCAGGTTTTGTGTTGCTGCATGTACTGAATTGCCGCTTAAACACGTGAGACAGTCAAAATTACATTCAAAATTACATCTAGCAAAAACTCTATATATAGAATGCATATCTATCTATTATTCCTATCTTTTACTTATAAAGTAATTTTGTAATTTTGTATTAGTCTTTTGAAATCAACAACTTAGAAAATTACAGTCGGTTACAAAATTACCTAGAATGTCCCGTCTTGCGCAATTTCTTTCTGCACTGCGACCTCCGTTCTCTTCGCAACCTCAGTGTATTTCCCGTGAAGTGCAAAATTACAATTTTGACCTGTAATTGTGAGGACCGTATATCGGGCGGTTTTGCCGCCAATTGTGATAGCTTTCTGCGGTTCGAGGTCCCCATGTGGCTGTAGTGCCTTCTTGATGTACTGTGACTTGGGCCTAGCATCATGGCCCCATCTCTCACATAAGACAGCCAATTGCGCCGACGTAAATGCCGCCACCCCATCGAGATTGGCGCGTACCCAGCCGGCCAATTCTTGTCCAAAGGCCTCCAGGGGTGTCTGGCTTAGCGCAATGGCAACCTGCTTGTATGCAGTCATTGGCGCTGGAGCGTAGGGATCAAAGTCCTGCAAGTCGCGGTTCATGTACCAATTAAGAACAGCCGAGAAGCCGGCACCACCATTAGCCCTTGCCCACTTCATCAGCGCCGATACCCTCAGTAAGATGTCCGCCTGCTCAAAGGTAGGGCACTTGTAGATGGCCTCGCGCCTAGAGCTATTACCCATATGCGTAATGTAAGGCTTATTGCTTGTGAAAACGTAGTTGACGTAGTTCTTGATTGAGTACTGAGCCCCATACTTGTTGTTGATCGTAATCTCCTTGCCTGTGATGAGATTCTTAAGCTTTGCGCTGTGGTCATCCCTGTCCGAGGACGGCTCATTCACCACCACGAAGACCTTGCCCTTCATCAGGCCGTTGAAGTTGCCAAATAGATCATCAGGCCCCAGCGTAGCAGCTGGGCTAGTCTCTCCAAGACCTAGCATCTCGGCTATAAACTCCGGTATTGCTGACTTGCCCATACCCTCCATGTCATGAATAAACTGCGGTGTGGTGTTGTTCCTTCGCCATGGATATTGAATGACATTGGCTACCCAGTCATGCCAGTAATTGGCAAAGTGCGGCTCCGCCTGAAAGAAGTACTTGCAAAACTCCAGGTAGGGGTCGGGGTCAGTGGGCAGGGGCTCGTATGCCCAGGTCTTGAAGAGGTTGAAGCATTTATCGGGCGTGATCTGCAAGCCCTGATACTCGGGGTACATGCCTACCTGATCCAGCTTGCAACACCTGCTCCACTTCTTGTATTCATCGAGTAAAGGAATCTCCTTGCTTGTGGCTTGACCCCGCGCGTTGGTGTTGAGAACAGTGAAGAATGCTTGAGCAGAGTCGATCCTCGCTTTGTTCCAGTTCAGTATCAACCCATCCCTGAGGCGGATGACATCCCCGTTGTACAGTGCGTACTGCGTCTTGAACTCATAGAGCCGAGTCTCCAGAGTGTCGATGCCGTTCATCACCGTGCTTGTGCTTGTCAGTACTTGCCCCAGGTTGCCGCCTGCCTGCAGATGATCGTCAATGGCAAACTTATGGCCCTTACCCGGGCCGAACCTGCCCACCCTGCAAAGGTGTATCTCAGCTCCAAGGCCGCGTAGGGTCACCGCGAGCTTGGTCTCAGCCATGCCTACCTGCTCGTTGGGCTCCCCCGCCTCACCGCCGCCATCATAGTCGAAGATGATGTAGACTTTACGGTGCCGGTCTTGGAAAGCCGTCTTCCTTTGCCAGACGATCTGCATCAGGTCTCGGTGTAGATGCAATCCCGCCTTGTCGGTCCAGCTAGTCACCCCGGCCAAGCCAAGGGCTGCGTACGTTAGCTGGTCGGTGGCGATTTGCTTGGTGAGGGACCAGGCTTTGAACTCGCCCTCGGTGATGATGATGGGGACGTCCGTGTCCTGAGCGACTTGCTTCCACCCCACCGTCGGTGGGAAGTAGATATGACTACCACTGGCCCGGGCTTGGGAGTACTTCATCTTCCCCTTAGGGGTGAGAATCCTGACTCGGTTGAAGCCGGTAGGCAGTCCATCCATGCCGTAGTACGGCAGCTTGATGGCCCACTCCTTGGTGTGGCCCAGTAGTTGGTAGGTGTCTACAGGCTCTAGGAGTTGGAGGCCTAGAGCCTGCTCATCCTGTGGTGTGAAGGCCCTCTTTAGTAGGAAGTCGTTGTATAATATGGCAGGTGATGTCGTCTGTGCTGCAAAGCCGGTTGGCATGTTGATCCTTTATGGTGCATCGCAGTTGCCCGTAAGCTTGGAGGCCCGGTATGGAAGTACCGGGCCTCTTTTTTCAGTGTAAGCTAGCCGTGGCTGTGTAATGTCAATAGTCATTTTACGTCACGAAGGCTGCAGACATTGCAACCCCGGGATGTCAATTATATCCACCATTCACCACGGTGTGTTGTATGATACGCCATGAGGTTACAGCTCGGTCTTGACTGCCCCAAGTGCACAGGACCTACGCAAACTTTGGAGACTCGGATACGTGATCACCCCACTCTGGGGTACGCCTACATCTACCGTAGAAGAAAGTGCAGAAACTGCCGAGAAACCTTCAAAACGACAGAGCTTTCTGAGGAAGTGCTGCGGAAACTGCTGCTCGATGCAGCTCTAAGCCTATGATTCTAAAGGACAATGCAAAATAGTTGCAAAAAGTTTGCAGATTTCGGTAAAAAGTCCCGAATCCGACGTAAAATTCTTCTACAGCAGGCCACCCCGGACTGCTGGCAACCATCCAAATGACTATTGAAAAGGACCTCATCATGGCACATATGATCGCAACCACCTCCTCTGGCAAGGCCGCCATGGCCTACGTAGGAAGCACCCCTTGGCACGGCCTTGGACAGCAACTTACCGTTGACTCCTCCATTGAAACCTGGGCCGAGGAATCGGGCCTGGACTTCAAGTTAGCAACCACCAACGTGGAGTACACCATCCCCGGCCAGCCGCCTTTCACCCAGGCTGAGCGTGGCACCTACGATGGCAAGAAAGTCATGTACCGCACAGACAGCAACTTGCCACTCGGCCTGGTGAGCAACAAGTACAAGATTGTCCAGCCGATTGAGGTCCTTGAGTTCTTCCGCAGCATGGTTGGAACGATTGCAAACTTGGAAACAGCCGGCGTCCTACGCAACGGAGCACATTACTGGGCCCTCGCCAAAATGGATGGCGAGTTCGCCATTGCAGGCGATCGTGTTGACCAATATCTCCTACTTGCATCCTCTGCGGATGGGTCCTTGGCCACTCAGGCACGACTTACCAGCGTACGGGTTGTGTGCAACAACACCTTGCAGTTGGCGCAAGGCTCAGGCCACGCGGTCCATGTCCGGCACAACTCGGTGTTCAAGCCTGAAGCTGTCATGTCGCAGCTTGCAGACTTCAATGAGTCTTTCAAGGCCTTTGAGCTGACAGCCAAGACTTTGGCAGGCATCCAAGTTTCCTCGGGGCAGGCACAGGCAATCTTCGCCAAGCTTCTCGGTGGTGATGAGAACAAGCCAAGCCGAGCTGCAACCCGAGCCTTGGAGCTCTTTCAAGGTAGCGGAATTGGCGCCGAGTTGGAGTCGGCCAAGGGTACGGCCTGGGGCGCTTTGAACGCAGTCACGCAGCTGCTGGATTGGGAAACAGCCCGCACCGGCGATGCTCGGCTGGCCAACGCCTGGTTCGGCGGCGGGGTCAACATCAAGGCCAAAGCTGTGGAGGAACTTCTTGCCCTGGTTTGATGTATAATTCACGAGAGGCCTAGGCCTCTCCACTTTGACTATTGAAAGGTACACCATGAAAGCAACCATTAAAAACGCAAAATTGCTAGGCGCTCAACGGAGCGGATGGGCAGGTTTCAAACACCGCCTGATGGCGCAGCTTGGCATTCCGCAGAATCAATTTGACAAGTGGGATGTTCCCATAAATTGGCAGCAAGCATTTTGCCGGGCTAATGGTCGGACTTTGCAGAAGACTTCCAAGGCAACACCATGAAATTCCAAAACACATTTTGCAGCCAGTGCGGGGGAGAGTTTGGCCCCGGCGATCATGGCTACAGCCGCTGCAAAGACCACAGCGTTTTTGCTACTCACGAAAAGCCACCTGCTGGCACATGCGTCTACGAGTATGAGCTTGCCAACCACGGCGGTGACGGCCCGGATCAGCTGGTCTGCTGGTTCGAGGTTGAGAACGGCGAGGCCATGACACGCTGGGAGCCTGGCTATCCTGCATGCGCAATGATGACTCATATGTGGGTCAACGGCGCCAACATCATCGACATCGTATCCACAAAGCTGGTCACGCTGATCGAGGAAGCATTTTGGAAAAGCTACGACCCCACCCACTAACTGTGGTACAATACAACCTCACGTTACTTGTTTTCCCGTTAGTACACTTTGACCATTGAAAGGTAGACACCATGAAC